ATGAATAAAAAACTATTAACAAAAACATTGATAGCAAGTGCTTTAGTTTTAACAACAGTAGGTTCAGGTTTTCATTCTTCTTCAAATTATAATGGTATTAATAACGTTGCAAAAGCTGAGCAAACGACAGATAACGAATTGTGGAAAAATGTAAGAGACGCTTTAAAAGAAGCGAATATTATCGATAAAACAGATAATGAAAATGTCAAAGTGACTTATAAATTAGCAAATGGCGGTGAAAACAGTATTGAAGGTACCGCCAATTTAAATGAACTTAGCAATTCTAATAACAAACCGATCAATAGCGATAGTGTAAAAAGCATTGATTTGTCAAGGAAAAATCCCAATGGAGATAGATTTGACGCAAATGATGCATGGAAAAAATTAACTGATAAATTAAAAGAAAAGCAGATTGTGAAAGACGGTGATACAGTAACTATTCATAGTAAAGACGAAAAAGACCCTAAAATCTCAGCTAAAGTCGGTGAAGTCTATAATGATAACAAACGATTGATGTTGTTTAAAAAGGATATAGATAAAATCACTATAAACTAGTTATAGATAAAGACAGGTTACTTTTTTAATGTAACTTGTCTTTTTTTAAGAGGCAGTATCTCAAATATTAATTTATAATTTCTAAATCTATATCTATACTTTATCTATTTCTAAATCTATATCTATACTTTATCTATTTCTATATACACACTCATCCCTCACTGCAACACAGGGCGTTTCTCAGCGTCTTAAAATAAAAAAACGCCACTCGTAAGTGACATTAAAAAATATCTTTTATAACATATCCAGTATTTTTGTTTGATCTGGAAAATTCATTTTTGTATATAGGTCATCTATAGTAATTGTATAGAAAGAATGTGAATAATTACTTATTAGTTTATCCATATTTTTCATCAATTTTATGTAATCATGTTTATTCAAAAATAGACATAGTGAAATCAACAAATCGAATACATAACTACCATTCATTGTAGGAACGTATTCTTTATCGTATATTTTGTTATAATTGGCGAATATATTAGCTCTACTTTTAGCCCTGTCTATTTTATAATCATACAATCTTTCTTCATGCGCACACACGTTACGAAACATATGTGCTTGTTGTAGTATACTGTCTACATCTGATGGAGTTATTTGAACACGTGTTTTATAATCTCTTTCCAATTTCCTTTTATAGTCTTTAGCAACTTCCAATCGAAGATCATCATCCAAATTGGAATACATTTTTGAAACATTACCTAAAGTTAAATAATTCACCAATATCCATAGTGGCACTCCATTATGAGTATTAATATAATGTTTTAATGGTTTATTTTTTCTATTACTCATAACCGAGCTAAATGTAGCAACCATTTTCACGATGCTATCTGTCTTACTTGTGTCAGATGAATAATTTTTAAAGTATAAATATGAATGTGGTTCTCTATATTTTTCGCTAAAATAATATGAAATTCTTGATTTAATATGAGTTTCAAATACTAACAAATACTCTAATAAAACATTCCTAAATTTTCTATCTAGTTTGTATAAAGAAAAGACTTCTTTAAAATGAGTACCTTGCTTATATTTATCAGGAACCAAAAAATTACCATTAACATCTAGTTCTAAAAATAAATCTTTATAACCATTTATGATATTATAATAATTTTCATTTTCTAAATCTCTTTTAGCACTACTCGGTACTTCCATTCCTCTTCTTCTTAGAATTTTCAATTGTTTATTATGACTTTCAAATGGCTTCATAAATTTACCCCTATAAAAGTAGCCATAACCCGAATAGAGTTATGGCTAGATCGTTATATATATAATACATTTAATTTTATCGGTTGTAAATAAATAAGAAATAACAAAAAGAGATATTTTACACAATTACCTCCTTTATTTTATTGCTACTCCTCAAACCCACCAATATTATCAATAAACACTGGTGTTGTTACATTTAAGTCTACTTTCTCAGTAAATAAGCTATGGTATCAAACTAATTAGTATTAATTTATAAATAGCATAGCTTCATTTTCTTCAATCCTCTAACGGTATATCATCCACAATCACAGTATGGTTAGGATTAGCGTTAGATACATCTTTTACAGTTTTATCTAATTCCTCATCGTCTCCGTCCCATTCACCAATGTTAATGAATATAGGAACATCCCCGTTGATATCATGCTTATCTGTAAATAACTTATGGTATTTACCCAACATATCACGAGCTTTTAAACGATCACTTGGCTTAATTGGCACCTCTATCAGTTCAACATGTTCATTATAGACTAACTGTACTTTGCCACTTTGTGGATTCTCTTTATATTCCCCACGCTTGACCACAACTTCTTTCGTTTCTGTTTCGTCACCGACTGCCGCATTCGTAAGCACATGTAGTAACTCTTTTGCAGTTAATACATTCTCATCTATAATCTTATCTTTTTGTTCTTGTATATATTGCTTGATGTGTGGCTTCTTTAATAACCTACACCCTGTCACATGTGCACTATTTGCGCTATAACCTGCTTTTATGGCACTTTGTGTCACATTAAGTGTTCTTATATACTCATTCACAAAACGCGCTTGCTTTGCCGTTAACTCACTCATTCTATCACCTCCACAATTTTATCTAATAAGGTTTCATACCATAATCTTACAGATTGTTCTGAACACTCTAAGACACTACTAATATCTTTATAACTACGTCCTTGTATTAAAGAATCGAAAATATAAAACTCTTTATCATTAGCTACTTGGTCAACAATCATTTCTAAGTGATTCTTTACAATATGATCATCAATGTTATCGTCTGCCATCCATTCGTCAGAATTTTCATCACCTATTGAAAAGAATTCATCAGTATTTATATCATCATCTATTAATGCATCACTTCTAGTTCGCTTATGATAATCACACACGAAGCCTTTTATTTGCTTTTTATCCATTGTTACACCACTTTTACATGTGAAGATTGATAATAAGCATTTACTCGTGCAATCTTGCTATTTTCAATTGCTATATTTCTTTGTTTTTGACGTTCTGAACGTTGTTTAATACTTTCTTGATACAAATCAACCTGTAAGCGTTCAATGACGTTGTAGGGCTTATATCGTCCATTTGAACGCATATATTTTACAACTTGCTTCTGCTCTTTTTCTGTATAATGATTTAGTACCGTTTTCAACAACACCATATTACTTATAGATCGTTTTTTATAATTTTGTAATCTTGCCTTTGTTTCAATGATTTTGATAACTAGTTTTTCAATTGGATATGAGACAGACACGACACCCATTATTTCATCACATGTTGTGGTCGACGCGCTCATATGATACATACTTTCAATTTGGAATTCACACATCTTAATTTTTTTATTAATAAATACTGGGTTAAATTGCGTTAATAGTTGATACTCAGATAGTTTATTGTAGCCATTACGATAATATAAACAATACTTCGTTTTAAGCAGTTTCATTTATTCACCCCTATATAGAGAGCCTACCCACATTGGATAGGCTATAGTTCATTTCAATACTCTAGCAACATACATTGATAGTATTATAATTAAACATTAAATGGTTCAATAATATTAACTGCGCCAATAAATTCAATATTTTGAATATCATTTTCTCGTCTCTTTCCATCAATATAGCGTGATAACTCTTTCTGCTTTATATAGTACTCATTATTATAAGCTTTCAATTTATTCTCAGCTTCTTGTAATTCTTGTTTAAGTTGCTCATAGTTATTTAAATCAGCTTGATACACATCAATATATTCATCTCTTAAACGATCAGCCACTTGAGTCATACTTTCACAATTTTTTATTACAACTTGCTTAAGTGAGCGTTTCATTACAGTTAACCTTTTATTTTTTACACGATAATCAGCTTCTAATTTTTCAATCTCACTATATAATTTATCTGCTTGTTCTACTTTTCCATTAATCACTAAATCTTGATACTCTTTATTTTTACTCGCTAGTTCATTCTTGGCATCATTAACATTTGACTCTAATTTATTTATATCATTACCATATTCATGGATATTGTTTTTATACTTATCGATTTCTTTGATTGTTTGCATTATTTCACCCCTAGTTAAATAACTCTATATTTTTCGCAATTGCATTTTGTCTAGTTACATCATCTTTAATGTCTAAGATTTTTTGACGTTTTTCACGTTTTTCTTCTGTACTTTGTGTTGCGTCTTTATTATCTTGTTTTATGTTTTTATTTTGTCTCTCTTGATATATATATAATCTCAACTTTTGGTTTTCAGTCAGTTCTAATACTTCACTTAATTCTTCGTACTGATTTGTTTCCATTTAAAATACTCCTTTACACTTCAATTCGTTTCAAAGCCTCATAGCGTTTCATACTGCCATCAGCTAATTTCTTAATACTTCTCATCGCTTGTTGCTTTTCTTGTTCTGTCGTAATGATGTAATAACCACGTTCACTAGGTTTATAACTGCATCCGATAGGATAGCCATAATCATATACTAATGAATTGATTACTCTTCGTAACCATCGTTCATTGCTTGAATTATATTCATATCCCAATTGATTTAAGATTTTAGTTTTAGTAATATACTTATTGGACGTATTTTTTTATCACATTGAAAACTTGCAGGTGTTCGGTGGGTAAATGATACGTCTCTTTTTCTGCGATACTTTGCATTTCTACACCTCTTTCTTTTAATTATTTCATACCTAAATTATACCATTTTCACTGACCTAAAACAAACTTATGTTCGCTTTATAGCGCGTTTTATCAGTTGTTTAGCTTATCTCATACAACACTTATAAAACAACATTATAAAATTAATAAGGAGCCTTTTAGATCATTCAAATACAGAACTTAAGTTCGATATAATAGTGCGAACAAACAGCGAACAAATTTAACTTTTAGGCCTATACCAAAAACCCAAACTTTAGCTTGTATTAGCAACACCAAAATTCGTATACATTGCTGTAACCTTATTATTTTTATTAGGAGCCACACACTACATGTGACCCCTCGTAACATTATTTACTCAAGCTATAGTAAGACTCTTTTAGATCATTCAATTTACGTTCTAAAGCCTTGTAATCCTCTTGTGTCGCATTCTCATCTTGTACAAACTCAGTTACTAATTTTAATCCCTCAACTAACTCTGGTACTGGTTCATTGATTCCCGTAGCTATCTGATACAACATTTCAATATTCGATATCACATCAGTATTACTTGACTGAATGCCCTCAAGTGTATCTGTATCAAATCCATTTTCTAGGTACTCAAACACATCACTATTATTTGATTCTGCATATGTTTGTAATCCATACATAAAATACTCATCTTCAAACAATTGACTAGCCATCACATCACTAATAGAAAGCTGTTTACCGTCATGTAATTCATAACCTACATAATGACCTTCTATGCTTCTTATAAGCCCCTCAGTGTGCTTAGGTGACGCTAATTCAAATGATTGCCTTACTTTACAATCTTTAATATATACATGACCGAATAACTTGTTGTTCATCATCACATAAACCATATCAAATGGATCATTGTATAACTTAAAGCAACACGGTTGCACTTTACTATGTTCTAATAATCCCGTGTAATACCTTAATAACGTGCCTGCTCGTGTTTCAAATTGATTTACGATAGTTTCTATGTTCATTGTGTTACCTCCTTTTGAGCCATTTTGCTGAATTGTTCAAACTCACCTGTCTCAGGATTAAATTTTTTAATGCTAAATGTACCCGCTTTATCGATGCATCCCACATCATCACTATCATAGAAATTAATATTATGCGCTTTATTTAAAGCCATACATACAACTGGTGAATACCACACTTCGCCATCTTCTATATATTCGACAAATAAATTTTCGGGTGCTGGCATAATTTGAATTGGTGCATCATGATGAAGTTGATTATAAATTTTCTCTTTGTCATTCATATTAGACACACTGCGTTTCTTTCTTACTAATAGTAAACGTGACAGGTAGCCAATGATCTGTTTTAATGTTTTTCGACCTTACAATAGGCAAATCCAAACCTTTACCATCAACCATATAAACAATTGGCTCACAAATATCCATCTCAATACGTCTGTCTTTTTTAAGTTCAGCGATAACATCAAACGCTTCTTGATTCCACCCAATCCAAAACACAACATTGGGATGTTGACCACTTGTATATGCGCCGTCACCTTTATAATCAAAGTTATTTTCTTCAAATACACGTTCTATTTCTACAAATGATGTACCAGCATGCGCCTTTATATATTCTAAAATTTCTGACTTTAATTGATTTTTATTCATTTTCTTCCTCCTAATTTTTGATAGGTGCCTCACTGTCTTATTCGAATAGCAATTCAAGACACTTATGAACTTCTTTTTACACTTACTCCCTCAAGGGCTTCACTTAATCTGTCTCACTGTCTCACTGCTTACGACCTACATTTATATATTTTGTATATTGTGTAAATAATTTTTATAAAACTTTACCCTAAAAACTATCAAGACACCAAGACACTTATAGCATGGCATATACTGCCACAAGGGATTGTGGGTGTCTTAAACTTGTCTTATAAGTGTCTTACTGTCCTAAAAATAAGATGTCTAAACTTTAAGTTTCTGATAATAAGAAGCTAAATCTACACTAAAGCCATATTGCTTACCAATACCTTCACCATATCGCGTTTGCTTTTTCACAGTGTCACAATAATTTGTATTTCTTAACGCTTTATCAATTTTTCTTAAATGATGTTGTTGTGGTTGGTCATCTCGTTTCATCATCACTTTCCAAATTTCCATGCTACATACCTTGTCACGCCATACATAAGCACCTGGTTTTGCATTCGGTAATTCAATCAATTTACCATCACCATATAATTTAATATAGTCTTGGTCTATAACATCATGCGCAGACACTCTTTTTTCTTCTAACGTTCTATACCAATAGTCTGACGGAATAGGACGTTCAAGAAATTCTTCTATTTCTCCAACTAAAGCATCTTTTTCAGAATGAGCTTCTTGGACTTTTAAAGCCATTTCACTCGCTTTTTTATCTAGCAACAATGCTTTATCCGTCGGATTATCATCAAAATATACTTTAGCTTCGGCAAACATTTGTTGCACAACATCTGGTGTTAGATCGTCAAATGGGCTTTTAGTTGCTTTATTTTTGTCTGTCGTAATAGGGAAAAAACGACGATTGCCTGTTTGGTCTTTTAAAAACTCATAGTTATTGGTTGTCCCTACAAACACACACTGTCTAGGATGACGCTCTGTGCGTTTACCATACGAAGCTCTATAAATATCTACAATGGCACTTATAAACCCCTTAATATCTTCAATAGTAGACTTTTGAAATGCCGACAGTTCTTCAATTTCACATATCCAAGAACCCTGCAATTTCTTATAGACCTCATCACCTTTAAACGTTTTAATACTTTGGTTATACCAATGACCTCCCAATTTACTCACTGCCGTAGATTTTCCAACACCTTGCCCACCATATAAAATAATCATGGAATCATATTTAATACCTGGCTGATAGATTCTAGCAACTGCGCCCATCATCCATTTTTTTGTAACTTCTCGATTGTAGTGATTATCTTCAGCACCTAAATAATCAATGAATAACGTTTCGATTCTTTCGATTCCGTCCCATGATTTAGATTCAATCATTGATTTAATAGGATGAAATCTATTTTGATAAGCTTCTTTTTCAATAACAGTATCGATAAGGTCACGGCTAAACTGCACATTATACAATCTATCAATATGTGAAATTACATGTGTTGTATCTATATCAGCCCAATAATAGTTCGTATCCCCCTTTGATCTCCAATACGGTAGACGTTTCAGTCTGGTTACTTTTTCAAAAGCGTCATATTGTACTAAGCCTTTTAAGCTCTCATCATTACATAATATGATTTCGGCATTTGTAGTTGTTTTTTTCAATGCTTGTGTAGTAGCAGAACGCCTTAATTGACTTTTCCAACCATTAGCATTTAAAACACCGGTTCTACTATCAATCATTTCAAATACTTCATCGTTTGTTACATCTTCCAAACAAAAACCTCCATTTCTAACTGCTTTTACTATCTTTTTTCAAAATACTTTTAAAAGTATTATTCACTTCGCTTTGATTAATAGGTGGTTTGCATACACTTGCCCATGCACTCACTAATCCATAAACTAAGTTTGGATCTACATACCTACGCAAAAGATAACCTGTAATTGAAGCCAATGTTGAATTGCGCTCTCCCTCACTTACACCAAAAGCTATATCTCGCCAATACGCACTATCACGTCGTGTGTACCCTTTGATATTAGGACTACCATTTGATTGTTCAAACTCCTTTGACCACTGTTCGAGCATATCAACATCGATAATTGGACAGTCATTCACTCGCTTAATAAATATGTGTCCTTTTTGAATAACTGGTAATGCAAAACATCTACTTGGCTGATATGAACCTTCATCCACTTTATGACCAATTTTATTTGCTAATACTTTTGTATATTTACGATAATCATCTGCACTTATTCGCTCATTTAGAGGGATATAAAGGCGTATTCTAGCTTGTTCAGTTGTATGGCTAAACGATGTGTGCCAAAACCATGCAACATTGCTTAAAGCTGAGCTGATTGCTTCATGTAATTGCTTTAAATCATTTATTTCATCGTAATCAAGTACAATCACATCTCTGTATACGACATTAACGTCATTGCGATGCTTTTTGATAATTTCACCATGATCATTTGCACCATTTTTAATATCACCGTAAACAGCAACACCACGTGCATACTTATAATTTGCTTCTATAGGCACAGACAGTTTATTAATTAACTTACTCCATTTAGGTTTTGAAAAGCTCTTAAATGAACGTGAGTCTAAACTTTCATAATGTACCACTGAAACATGTGTGTCATATTCTAATTTAATTTCATTCATTTTTTGCACCTCTAGTGATTCACAGAGTAAAAAATGTTATAATAAAAATAGTTATTTTTTATTAATTACTCTGTAATTTTTAATTTCTGCGCGTCATCTGATTCGGTCGCCAAACTTACATCAGATGATGCTTTTTCTATTTCATGAAACTTATTCATTAAACCGTCTAATTCTTTCAAATAAGTAAGCATTAATTCTGTAACTTGTTCGTTGTGAATTCTATGTTCGTTATACGCTAGACCGTAATTAACCACTTCTTCTTTAGTTTTTATTGATCTCTTCGTAAATCGTTCATCTACAAACCATGTATGTGTAGTCGCTAAATCTTCCAACTTTTCTTTTATCACTTCAATATCACACATTAAATTTCTAATCTCCCAATTCATTTATAATTCCTCCACTTCAATATTTCCCGCAATGTAATCTAATGCCCACTCTAACATTCCAATCACGTGTCCTTTGCGATCTGTTGTATGTTTGTGTTCACCTTTTTCATCTATGACACTATAACGGTAAACGTGTTGTGTTTCTTTCATGACATCACTTAATGTCATTGTTACTTCATCAAGAATTAAAAATGCTTCATCTTCAAAATCTAATTCAGCAAGAATATTGAACAATCCATTATGAACTAACTTTAAAGCATATTCATAAAATGCTTTATCCTGATAATGATAGTCCTTATCGGATTGAGACTTATCTTCCTCGTATAATACTACTTCTAATATTTTAACCACTTTTGATAATTGATATTTTTGTTTGATTTCCATCTTAACTACCTACCTTTTTCTTATTTTTAATTTCCGTAATTTTTGATAAATCCATTTCTAAACACGCAACTTGAACATCTTTACTAACATCAGGAAAGTACTGTTCAAATACTTTTGGCGGTATATTTAACATTAAATTATGTTGAGTATCTTTAATGTTGTACCAGCCAACTACTGTTTTTGTAATAATCACTTGTTTTCGCACGTTGTAATCTCTCCTGTTAAATTACATCCTAAAGTTATTAGCCAAGCATAAACGCTAAAAGCAACATACATGTTAGATATTGCTAGTAATAGTATTGTTAACAATGAAACTAAGCAAATATAAGTTAAGTACATTTTCATTACCTTGCCTCCTACATCCATTTTTTATGACGCGCCTTCATGTACTCCTCGAATCGCGGAATACTGATGACTATCATTGTTGATGATAGTGAATAATATAAATCATCAACACCTTTAGAATCTTTTTCCCATTCTTTTAAAATGCGATTCACCGAACTATATGAAATTCCAAAAATACTAGCTAGTGCATTAGGTTTCGCAAACAAAGGATTCACTACAACTTGCTTTGGTTCTGTAATTGTATTTTCTTTAGCTGGTACATCATGCAATTTTGTTCTAGACATTTAATTCACCTCCTTTTAAGATGTTTTTACGTTCTTTTCCGGGAACGTTATTGGTAAAAAAAATATCTAGGTTATTTGTTTCATAACCTAATATTTTTGCCATTTTAATAAATTCATTCGCTCCAATATCTACTATTCCATTTTCTCTCTTTGCATAAGGCGTTCTTGTTTTCCACCCCATTTTGTGAGCCATTTCATCTTGCGTAATACCACAAGCTATTCTTTCCGCTCTCAATCTTTTTAAATTTAGTACCACGTTTACACCTCCTATCGTTCTCGTTTGAGAACTAATTACAATTTACCATTTACGTTCTCGTTCGTCAACACTTTTTACTTAAAAAAAATTCAAAAAGTTTTTCTTTCTTATATATTGTATTCTTTTGGGAACGGTGTTATAATCAAATCGTTCACAAATAAGAACGAATATTCAATTCAGGAGATACAAGAAATGAGAACTAATGATGAAATAATCACAATAATTAAAACATCAATGAAAGAACAAAATATGTCACTAAGTGAATTAGCTCGTCGTGTAGGTGTAGCAAAATCAGCAGTATCAAGATATTTAAATTTAACTAGAGAGTTCCCATTGAATCGTGCTGAAGATTTTGCGAAAGTACTTGGAATAAAAACAGAATATTTATTAGGATTTGCTGAACGCGAAGAATCTACAAAACAAGATACTATCGCCGCGCACTTAGATGGAGATTTTACAGAGGAAGAATTAATTGAAATTAGAAAGTATGCGGAGTTAGTTAGAAAAGCACATCGAAATCAGTAAGGGGTTATTGTATGTATTTATACGAAAAGATGGTTATTGAAAACAAAGAGATACCAATTGATGATAGGAAGTCTTTAGGTAATTTTGAGGGTCTCTATGACAATGGGGTTATTTTAATTAATAAAAATTTATCCGAAAGGCGTAAAGCCGAAGTGTTATACGAAGAACTTGCCCACCACAAGTTGACGTATGGCAACATTTTAGACCAATCGAAGTTCAACAATCGCAAGTTCGAAAATTACGCACGTAGACACGGCTTTATCTCAGCAGTCCCGTTACGTGAAATTGTAGAAGCTTACAATTATGGCGTACGTAACTTGTATGAATTGTCTGAGTATCTACAATTAAGCGAAGAATACATATTAGAAGCAATAGAACAATATAAAAAGATATATGGTATTGGAACTCACTATGGCGAGTATTCTATTACATTTGAGCCGTTGAGAGTTTTTAAATATAAAGAAATATAAATAGGAGAAATGAAAAATGAGAAAATTATTAGGTTTAGCATTAGCAAGTACGTTAATTTTAGGCGCTTGTGGTAGCAACGACGGAGGTAAGAAAAAAGAAAGCAAAAACTATACTACAAACGATATCGTTAAAGGTTTTAAAGATAATAAATTAAATGTTATCAACGAAAAAGAAATGACACGTGAAGACTTTGGGCTTGCTCCAATGAAGACGGACGAAGCTAAAATGTTTGTTGTTCAAGATGATAAAAATGCTAGAGTAATGAAATTCAAAAATAGTGATGATCTAAAACAAACTAAAAAATATTACGATGAATTAGGTAAAGAAAGTGCAGCTTTCTATTCACATACCCATTCTAAAGGTAAGTTTTTAATACAAATGAACGGTGATATCGATGATGCTACTTTCAATAAATACAAGAATTCTATGGATAAAACATTAAAGTGATGGGAAAAGTTGTATTGTGATTAAAAATGCCTATATGGCGTTGTAATATAAAAAAAGGAGCCATCAAAATGAATAAAATATTTAGAATACTCACTGTTAGCTTGTTTTTCTTCACATTTTTAATAAAAAACAATCTAGCATATGCTGATGTAGGGGTAATCAACCTTAGAAACTTTTATGCTAATTATGAACCTGAAAAGCTTCAAGGAGTTAGTTCTGGAAATTTTTCTACTTCTCATCAATTAGAGTATATTGATGGAAAATACACTTTATATTCACAGTTTCATAATGAATATGAAGCGAAGAGATTAAAAGATCATAAAGTAGATATCTTTGGAATAAGTTACTCAGGTCTTTGTAATACAAAATATATGTATGGTGGAATTACATTGGCGAATCAAAATTTAGATAAACCTAGAAATATACCTATTAATCTCTGGGTCAATGGTAAGCAAAATACTATATCTACAGACAAAGTTTCTACTCAAAAAAAAGAGGTAACTGCTCAAGAGATTGATATTAAGTTACGAAAATACCTACAAAACGAATACAATATATATGGTTTTAATAAAACTAAGAAAGGTCAGGAATATGGATATCAGTCAAAATTTAATTCTGGGTTTAACAAAGGAAAAATTACTTTCCATTTAAATAATGAACCTTCTTTTACATACGATTTGTTTTACACCGGAACTGGTCAAGCAGAGAGTTTTTTAAAAATTTACGAAGACAATAAAACTGTAGAGTCTGAGAAATTCCATTTGGATGTCGATATTTCTTATAAAGAAACGATATAAATCTATTAATTATATTATAATCATTATTTTCCGGGTAGCCCGCCTACCCTTATTATTTTTTTGCCAATTTTGAGGAGGGATAAGCAAAATGTGGTTAGAAAAATTTAAAAATAAGAATAAAGAAACTAAATATAGATATTACGAGAAGTACAAAGACCCTCTCACTGCCAAATGGAGACGTGTTAGCGTGGTACTTAATAAGAATGGTAAGCAATCACAAAAAGAAGCTCAAAGACTCTTAAATGAGCGTATAGAAGCAAAACTGAATGATAAGACACCTACTACACTTAAGTCACTAACTTTCCATGTCGCATGTGATGAGTGGTTTCAGAATTATATCAAAACGTCTGGGTCAAAAAGAACAACTATTAAAACTAAATTGAGTAAGCTAAACACTTTGAAGAAATTTGTAGATGAAGATATTTTAATCAATAAAATAACACTTTCATATGCGCAACAAGTTTTCGATGAAATGGATAATAAAGGTTATGTATATCAAGTAAACAAAGATGCGTTAAGCATATTCAAAAATGTATTTGAATACACTAGACGTATCTATAAACTGCAAGATTTAGAATTTTTAAAAGATATAACGTTAAATAAAAGAATTAAGTCTTATGATGAAGTGAATGCTAAACGTAATAAGTACCTCGAATTAAATGAAATACAATCTATCATCAAAGATATTAATACGAAGGCTCAGAAGATGTACTCAGGTATCCATAAGCGGTTTTATTTATTCGTTGCACTCATGACAGAATTCCAAGCCTTAAATGGTATGCGTATTGGTGAAATGTTAGCCATTCAAAATGAAGATATAGACTTTGATAATAAGAGTTTAAATATTAACGGAACAATCCATTGGTTTCACGATGAATCTGGTGGATTCGGTGTAAAAGATACCACTAAAACAGAGTCTAGTTATAGAACAATTGGATTGAGTAGCAGAAGTTGCGAGATATTAAAGAAAGCAATACTGGAGAACAAAAAGGATTCAAAATGGAATGATGGATATCTAAATAGAAATTTTGTATTTACTAATCATAAAGGCAACCCAATGCAGACTGAAAGATTCAATAAAATCCTTAGGGAAGCAGCTAAAGATGTTGGTATTGATAAAGAAGTTTCTTCACATATATTAAGACATAGCCACATATCATTACTCTCTCAACAAGGCGTGTCACTTAAAGCTATTATGGATCGTGTAGGCCATTCCGACCACCGTACAACACTTTCCATTTATTCTCACGTTACTGAACAGATGGATAAGGATATGATGAACAAACTTGAACAGGTAAAACTTGGATAATGCGCTCAAATCTGAGCGTATTTTTTTGTTTAAAATTCGATAATTTGCATATACTGCCCCTTTTATGCCCTTTTTCTATTTCCAACACCATAAAAAAGCCCCTTAACTATTGTTGTTAAAGGGTTTTATTATTTAATTGCAATTATTTAGCAGGAATAACTGCACCGTTGTATTTTTCATTAATGAAGTCTTGAATATCTTTAGATTGTAATACTTCAATTAATGCTTTGATTTTCTTATCATCTTGATGTCCTTCTTTAACAGCAATTAAGTTTGCATAAGGATTATCTTTCGCACTTTCTACAGCAATAGAATCTTTTTTAGGATTTAATTTTTGTTCGATTGCAAAGTTTGAATTAATGATAACAGCATCCGCGTCTTCATTTTGATAGATTTTAGGTAAGAATTCTGCTGATTGTTTATTATTAAACTTAATATCTTTTTTATTCTCTGTAATATCACTAAACTTAGCATCTTCAATTTTTACGCCTTTTTTGATTTTAATTAAACCTGCATCAACGAAGAATTTTAAGAAACGACCTTGTTCAGCTGGATTATTAGATACGTAGACTGTTGCGCCTTTTGGTAATTCTTTTAAGCTTTTATATTTTTTAGAATACACAGCCATAGGTTCTAAATGAACATTGCCGGCACTAACAATTTTATAACCTTTATCCTTTTTCTCTGTATTTAAATAAGGTGTATGTTGGAAAAAGTTTGCATCAATTTCACCTTTATCTAGTAACTTATTAGGCGTTGTATAATCGTTAATTGTTTTAATTTCAAGTTTGTAACCTTTTTTCTCTAATAATGGTTTTGCTTTTTCTAAAATTTCAGCATGCGGCGCTGGTGATGCGCCTACAGTAATTTTCTTATCATCACTACCACCTTTGTCTCCATTACCACAAGCTGCTAATACAACTGCAAATGTTAATACTAAAATAAAACCAAATAATTTTTTCAT